AACCAAGAGGATTTGTTTCAGAATATAAACCTGGATAACCTTCTATATCGCCATCTGAAGTAGGTATTTTTTGTGTTAAATTAAAATCTAACCCATGTCCCAAGTAGTTTAAACTATTATCGTCATAGTTATCATACGGAGCATATATTGTTGAGTTTTTACTACCAGATATTAGTAAACTTGGATCATTTAATAAAACATTAGAAGCTCTACCATATCTATCTATTAACACTACACCTACTTGGTAATTTCTATTTTGTTTAACCGTATGTAAAGGTAGTTCTTTAGTTAAATTACTAGTTTCTAGTTTTTTACTATAATCTAAATAATAATCTAAGTTGTTAAGAGAAGAATGTTTATCTATAAAATTAGCGTAAACAACTCTATTAGAAACAACTTCTTGTGTTAATGCTCTAACCGGTATTTTATCATGTACTCTTGTTAAGTTCGCTTCTGGTAAAACTTTAATTGGTTTAGTAGATAAATAATCATATTCATAAGTAGTTGTAGCGCCGGAAATATTCCCTACATTAACTTCTTCTATAACTCTAACGTTTAATTCATCTGAGTTTTTAACTAAAATTTGTATTTCCTCTACTTTTAAAGCACTTTTAAGATCATTAGCGATAACCGGCAAAGTTAAATTTAGCTTTACTTGATCAACTCTATTTTCCATAAAGTTTACTATACCAGATTCTTTAGTTTTTTGTTCATCTTCATCTATGAAATAACCAAAGTTCTTTGGTACAAAAGCAGCTTGAGTAAATGGAGCCATTAAAGAATATTCTCCATCATCATATTTAAATCTATAACTAAATCTAGGAAATTTATCTTTTAATAGATTTTTATCTCCTTTATAATTAGTCGAATATTTAGGATTTTTTCTTTGTATAATAAGTGTAGTATCAGCAGGTATTGGTACACCAAAAGTTCCAGATATAGTAACAGTAGTTGTCGTACCACTGGCTATAGTATACTCTTGATCCACAGTTGTGGTAATACCACCTGAAGTAAAAGGAGCTTTAACTGTTAGTTTATCTCCATTTTCATAATCAACATTTGGAGCAGTCACGGAATAAGAACCCTGTAGAGTCATAACACTACCACCTGACGCGACTAATACTGATGAATTAGTTATAATGTGAGGTGGTAAAAACTCTTCACTGTTAGATATTAAAGTACTACTATTACCAGAATTTAAAAATTCAAAAGGTTCATATGGAGCAAATTTAGCAACTGAAATATGATCTTCATTATAATAATAAGGGTTGCTTCCTACTACGCTAGCATTCCATAATTCCCAGGAATCGTTAAAAGCAGTTTCAACGTTTATTTTTCTAGGTTGGTTTCTATCGTCAGTGAAAAACAATAAGCTTTCTAAAAGATTTACGTTTACTATAGGATGTGTTTTAGAAAAATTGAGGAAGTTACCAGCAACTAATACTCGAGATTGATTATTTACTGTATTATATCTCACTATATAACAACCAGCTCCCTTATATATCCAATTACCTGGAAAACCACCACTAGTATCAACATAATCAGCTGGTGCAAAATTACTTAATCTATTGTTAGAAGAATCTGCATAATCAGTTAAAAACATGTATATGTTATCTCCATTTAGATCCATATAGTAGCCAATAACCTCTAACTTTGGAAAAGTTATTTCTCCTGGTTTAACACCGGTTAAATATCTTTGGTTTATTTTTTCTCTTTCTAATTCCTCAATAGAAGATCTTATAATTGTAATAACACTATTACCTAATACATTTTCTAAAGCCCCAACGTCACTTCCTTCTGACTTGTTAACGTTTATATTTTGAGCATCTCTATATTCACCATTAGGCACTAGTCTAGCGTCTAAGTCTTTATTCATCTTAGACTTGAGAAAAGTATTATTAATTTGCGGCATAATTAATGTTTAATCCATTTAGATTTACCTCTAAACACTTGTGATATTTCTTCTAACTTAATGTTACTCAATCTTATTTTAGCGTTTCTAAGTGTACTAGAACGCTCTCTCTTAAACCTACTAACAACGTACTCTGGAACTTTAGATCTTCCAGATAAAATACCATGCGCTATATGCATATACATTGCTTGTTCAGCCATTTTAGGTACTTTTAAATCCCCATCAACTGCTAATCCATCAGATATATATTCTAGTATTATAAGTTTATTGGCTAAATCAGATGAGAAAGACATTTTACCTAATCTTTCATTTATAGTAAACCATCCATTTATTTGTGTTGTTTCTGGATCTAAACCATATCTTTCTCCATACGCTTGTTTCCACCAAGCATAATCATAAACACCATCAAAATTAAACGGGTCATAATTACCAGTGATGTTATTCTCATTAGCTGTTTTCCATCGCTCTTCAGTTATAGATTGGTCAGCATCTAAATTTTCTCCAAAAGCATCTTGTGTTGGTATACCTTGAACATCTTGTAAAGGTAGTTCAGTAGGGTTAGAAGTTAATCTAGTTGGATAAATAATATGTTTAATACCCGCGTTATCAACCCAAGACATTTTAACATAATTAACATAATCTTGTGGTATTGGCACAGATAAACTTGCTGGAATATTAAGCTCTTGAGCTCTAATACTTTTTAATGTGTCATAGCTAAACTCTTGCAAACCTCTTTTAGCATGGAACATAACATCAGTTCTTTTCGCTCCTGGAATCAGTTTACCAGCTCCGACATAGCCTACTATAAAGTTGTTTATTATATCGTCTAAGGTGATGTAAGAATAACCACCATAGTTGTTGTTTATAGCAAATTGCTTGAGTTGTATATAAAACCTACCGTTATACCCAACAGAAAGCGGATCTCTTAATTTTATTTGGTTAAATGAAAATATATAAGATAAATCTTCATCAATAGCAACAAAGCCAGTGCCATCGTCGTAATATAATATATAATTAGATACTGAAGCTATTTGTATACCACCTTCATCAAAAGCACTAACTGCTACAGTATTAAAACTCCAAGCGTTTATAGTTATCTCATTACCTGGTACATTACTTAAAACACCTAAGTCTTGTTGTCCAGCATAGTATTGAGCATTAGTTTCTGTTAATAGTGCCATGTATTATGATTTTTCGTTTACTTCTTCTTGTTGAATCTTCTGTGCTGCTACTTGTACTATCTGTGGATCTCTTATAACTATACCAGCATAAAGCAGCATTCTTAATATTAACTCTGTTTGTTCTGAGTTGTGCAGTTCAAAATTTTGAAAACCAGTTGTAGGGTAAACTCCAGCTCCAGTACTAGTAGTGAATACAAAAGCTCCTGTTACAGTGTCTATTTCATAAGCCCACACAGGGTCTAATGGTTTTTTAACGTACTGAACTTTCACATCTGTAGTGATAGAGCTCGGAGAAACAATTAATTGATTATCTTCGTAAAGACATATTGGATGTGTTAAAGAGGGAGCTGTTAAAGGAGATTTTATTAAGTTATAATAATCAGCTCTACCTACTGTTTGGATTTCTGCTATAGGTCTACCTATTTGTTCAGATGTAAAAGATCCTAACCTATATAAATCTGTTGGTACTGTAAAAGGATTAGTACCTGTTGGTGCAGCTTCTGTTTTGAATTCTGCTATTTTTTCTTCTGTTATGGCAACTCTATCTGAGTACTCAACATCAGACTGTGGTATACGTAGTTGTTGATTTAAGTCTTCAAAATAACCCTCAAATATCTGTCTTTGTACTTGGGTACCTATTTTGTTAAACTCATCTGGCGTCATATATCCACGCTGTTCTTTATTTAGTATAAGTAATACTGTTTTATATACTGTATCTACGCTTACTGCCATTTTAAATATTTTAAAAAAAAAGGGTGGCGAAATACCACCCTAATTATAATCACTTGTTATTTGGTCTTTTTATCTATTGATTTGTAAACTTCCATTCCTTCATCAGTTTTAAACCAAGCAGCTAAAGCGCTGTATGGGTTTTCATCAAAAGGTACGTTCATTAGTTTACGACCATTACTAGCCCAAGAGAAAGTTCTTTGATCTTGGGATAATGATATTATTCCAGCTTCAGTAGCTTTAATACCAAAATTCCTTAGTTCAACATTCTCATCATTTGCTAATTCCATAAACAACGCTGGATTTGACTTAGCAAATAACAATAAATCCCTTTTTATCTCTTTAGAACTCATACTAGATACTGAAGAACCTAATTCAACTCTAAGAATTGCTTCGCCTTGATCAATATCTATACCGATAGCTAAAGCCATTGCTTCAACTTCTAAATGCAGATCTTCTAAATCATCAGAAGCTTCTTGTACTTCATCTCTTTCAGAATAGATCTTACCCTTATTTGGATGGTAAAGTGAAAGTAGTTTTTGTAAAGCAACTTTTTCTTTTTCAACCATTAAAACTCCATCTTCAAAAACAATATGTCCTAATGTTACAGGACCTTTTTGTTCATCTACAAATGGACTTCTCATATTAGTGGCGTATCTAAGCTCTCTATTATAACCTTTTTCTTCATCAAAAAACATTAGAGGTTTCCTCATAGAATGTCTAGAGTTAATTCTAAATGTTAATGGTGAAGCACCATGTAATAAATGATAGTATCTATCTTTAATTTCCCAAGTGTCTTTTACAACCTCAGGTTTTTTCTTTTCTTGTGTTTCCATAATATAATATAATATAATAATTAAAAAAGACCCCACCGAAGTGGGATCTTATATTGTTGTTACGTTAACGTAGGTCCTAATGTAGGAGTTACAGATGTAACAGTATTAGCAAATGCTACTGGAATAGCTGGTCCCGAAGCACCATTAGCTTTTTCAATAGCAGCATTTACAGCGTTTCTAATTGAAGTTGCACTTGCTTCTGCTGAAGAAATAACAACAGTGGCTTCCAAAGGAATATCGTCTTTAGCAAATACGCCATAAACGATTTTACAATCAGTAGTACCACCACTAGTAACGTGTATGATATTTTCAGCTGGAAGTAAATCTACTTCACCTCCACCTTTTGAAAATGATATATATCCCATAATTTCTAATCTTTAAAATGTTAATAATTATACAGTTGACTTAAACAATACGAAGTTATTCGCAGCTTGAGTTACTAAACATCTTTCAGATAAGAAGTTAACAGTCATAGCATCTAAATCAGAAGTGTAAGCACCTCCAACAGATCCAGTGATCCAAGACTTCATTCTTCTGTCATCAGATTCTGAAGCTCTATATCTTACGTGTAAGAAAGGACGTCTAATGTTTTGACCCATTACTTGGTCATAAACTGTACTAGTTCCAGCAGGAACCATTACACCGTCGATGTCTCCAACAAGTCCTCTAGTAGAGAAATCATTAAGATATTTCCAGTCAGTTTTGTAGAAGTCATAAGAACCTCTTCTAAAACCAGAGAAACCAAAGTTAAGTGCCATATCAGCTTCGTTGTCAAAAAGACCGTAAGAAGCAGCTTGAGTAGAAGCATATGACCCGTTCATAGCAGCGATCATGTCATCAAAATCAAGAGCTGTTTGTCTAGATAAGAAAAGCATGTTTTCTTCAATAGCACCCTGTGTATCTAATTGCTTAAGGATAGTGTCAAAATCTCCTAATGCACCAGCTCCAGGAGCAGCAGCACCAGCGAAATCATTATAAACATTACCTCTATCTTCAATAGCAGCAAATAAACCTTCAGAACCATTGTTAGCTGCTATTCCATTACCAGGATTAACAATACCAGCAGCACCGTTTTCTACAGCTTCAACCATACTCATTTCTAAGTAATCTTCAAAACGTAGTCTTGTTTCAGATTCAGCTTTTAAATACCAAAGGTATCCAGAAGTTCCATCTTCAGTAGCAACTTCAACCCATCCAATTTGAGAAGCATCAGAACCACTAACTTGGAACTTGTCTCTTAAAATGATTGGCTTGTTTGAGAATTGAGTTAATGTTGGCTCAATACTCTCCATTCCTGCATAGTTAGAAGTAGCACCATCAGCACCACCAGAACCTTTTGCAAATTCAGAACCGTATACAAACACTTTTACGTCTGTAGCACCAGTTAAAGTAGCAGCAGTACCAACTTCATATGTTTCAAAAGTAACAGTTGAAACTCTAGGAGCACCACCAGCAGCACCAACAGCACTAACTCTCGCTTTAACAGTTACTAATCCGCTAGCCATTAAAATTGTGTTACCTATCTTAATTGCATTTTCTTTACCAGCTTCAATTGGAACTGTTATTGACAAGTCGCCAACTAGCATTGTGCATCCTTCATAAGAAACGTGTAATCTATTTTGTTCAGACCAAATTACTTGATCAGATGTCATAGGCATTTCAGCGCCTACCATTCTTAGGAAACCAGATAAAGTTCTGTTTCCGTATCTTTCTACTTCAGCTTCATAAAGCTCAGGTAGATATTGTTGTGCAAAAGTTCCGCCACCAGCAGCCGAGTCAAACTGCAAGTAATTAGACTGTAAAGTCATTTGCGTTTGATGTGGGATTAATGTAGCCGGAAAACTTCCACTTGTGTTAAAAGCCATAATTATATGTTTTTAGTTTTTATTTTTTTATTGATTTTATTTTTAACCCAGAACTATTTACACCACTTATTGCTTTTACTTTCATTCCATTAATATAAACTTCACCATTAGACGTAGCCCTTGGTTCATTTGTTATATTCTTGGATTTAGCCATCATATCTTTAACAGCATCAGCTTTGCCTTGCTCGTAAAAATGATTAGCTATAGTATCAGCATTTTGCGCTGCGTAAATGGCTTTGTGATAACCTTTAAAATCTGTTACTTCACCTTTGTTATCTAAGAACTTCCCGACTAGGTTTGTAAGATCTGATTGATTATTAGCAACATCTTCAGTGTTATTTACACCATACCTAAATTTTTTCTCTCCAATACTGAAATCAAAACCTTTGAATTCTTGGTTAAAAAAGTCTTTAGTTTTAGCTTTAAACTTCCCATGTTGTTCTTGAACCACTTGTTGTTCTTTGTTATATCTATTGAAAAAATCCATTGCTTTTTGTTGGTCTTGAGTAACGCCCGGTCTCAACTTGATCTCGTCGTAGTACTTCTTTTTCGTTTCCTCCAAAAAGGTTTTGGCTTTTGCAATTTCTTCTTTGTATGCGAGTTTCTTTTTACGCATATCTCTTTCTTCATCTAGCTCTTCATCATATGAAAAGTTATCTTCTAGAAGAAAGTTAATTTCTTCATCATCCAAATGTGGTTTGGACTTTCTATAATATTCTCTTAATAAAACATCGTTGTCAATGTTAGAGTAATCCGCGTTCAACCTAACATAATCATCAATAGTTCCACCAGTATCTTTCATAAAGTTAACTAACTTCTCTACATTTTCTGGTAAATCTACTTTAGGTTGTTCTACTTCAGGTTGAGTATTTACAACTTTTTCTTCAACGACTTCTTCTTCTGTTATTTCTGATATAGGAGAGTTAACTACTTCTTTCTTTTCACTCTCGCTGGAAGCGGTTTGTTCTTGCTCGTGTGTTGCTCCCACTTCTTGCAATTCCACTTTGGTTTCTTCCCTTTTCTCCGTGCTTGACTCATCAGACTGTAACACAACTTTTTCTGTTGTTTGCTCTTGAACGGCATTTTCTACCTCCTTTTTTTCTTCTTCTTTATCTTTATTTGATAAATCTATTTTTATCGTTTCTTTTTTTTGTGCTAATTTCTTAGGTCGACCTTTTTTCTTTTTAATTTTAAAGTCCCCCTCTTGTTTTACTGTTTCTGACATAATATAATATAATAGTTAATAATAATTATCTAGGCGTAAATTGCTCTAGTCCGAATCCACCTAAACTATCGTTTCCGGCAGATTCAAAATTTTTAGGTAATAAATCATTTTTTCTTTGATCTATTAGTTCTGATTGTTGCGTAGCTTGTATCCTGGTTCTTTCGTCTTTTCTATCCTCTATCTCTTTTTCTTTAACCGTTTCAACATCTATCTGCGCTTTGGCTAATTGCATATTGTATTGAAACTCTTTCTCCATCAACTGTAACTTAACTTGAGCTTCTCTCTCTAATTTATTAGTTTCAAATTCAGATTTCATTTTCTCAATTTGAATCTTTTGTTCTGTTAATACTTGCTGCTTCTGTGTTTCAACCATTGCTGTTTGTTCAGCTAGTTGAGCATTAGCTTGTGCTTGAGCTTGGATATTAGCTTGTTGCATCTCTTGGTCTTTCTCTTGTTTCTTTCTTCTTCGTTGCTTTAACATTTGATTAGCTAACTTTAAGTTGTTAACTTCTCTAATATCTATAGCATCTTCTAAATCTATTTGACCAGCTTTTAAAGCTATTTGGATATTTTGCTCTAATACAGCTTTTTCCTCTTCATCTGGTTCTAATTCTAAGAATATACCAAAATCATGTATATTTAAATCTATTAATTCGTCTAATGTACCTACATTATATTTAGATATACTTTGTTCTAAAGATATTCTAGTTAATGGGAACATTAAAGAATCAGCCACTCTTAAAGATATATTTTCACAAGTTCTAAGAGTTAAAAACAAACCAGCTTGCAGTATGTGTCTAGTTGCTACGTTTGAATTAGCAGCAGCTAGTTTTTGTAATCCAACTAAAGATTGTTTATCAGGTAAAGTACCATCTCTAGCCTCATTTAGTCCGGTTACATCTCTTATCATCTTTAAATAGTACTCGTAAGTCTGTATTAAAGATTGGATTTTACCAAGACCATTTGATGTTTGAATCTCTTGTATTGGAACTTTGCCTGGATTCATTCCACCGTCTTGCGTCATACTTCTACCAACAATAGAACCTGTTTGGAAATACATGTTCAAGGCTTCAGCTGGATTATAATTAGTACCATTACCAAGATCTACCTCTGCTAAACCATCTACATCTACAAATACACCGTCTGGAACCATCCTAGACATTACTTGTTGTAACTTTAAATGAGTTAATTGAATCATATCAGCAAAACCTGTTATTCTACTAACCACTGACTCTACTCTACCTTTATACATTCTAGGAGCTACAATGTTATAATTCATGTGTACTTTCGTAGTATCAGCATAAGGACGAGTCATGTTCTCCGCCATTTCCCATCTTAGCATATTCTCATAACCTAAGATCTTAGCTCCAGTATATAGTACCTCTATGGATCTAAACGCTTTTTTGAAACTATCGTTTTCTGGTGGGTTAAAAGTATCTCCTTTTTCAATAGCTTTTTCTAAACCATTAGCACCTTTTTTAATTTTAAATACTTGGTTAGTGTAAGTTTTATATTCAAAGTACAATACTTGAATTGTTTGGTTGTCATATCTACCACTCCAATTTCTGTTGTAACTTTGATTACCTGGGTACTTTTGTATTTTCTCTAATTCCTCAGGTGTTAAATACGGAAATTGTTTCTTTAACTCTGGTAAGCTAATTGACTTTACTTCTCCAGCATAATATATATCCTCAAAGTTAGGATCTTCTGTATAAGAATAAACTAAAGCTGCTGGATCTACATAATCTACTGTTACTCCCTCTGATCTATTAAAACCTGTTTTAACACAAGAAATACCTAATACAGTTAAATCATAATTTAATCTTTTACGTATTAAATTATATTTATTTTTAGCAAGTATAGTATTTATAACTTCTTCTTCAGCTACTTCTACAGATTGTTTGTAATTCATCTGCATGTGTAGCTCTAATTCTTCTTCGTCTATAGGAGCATTTTCTCTATCTGGGTTAGAATATAAATCTATACCTGTTGTTTGTTTTACTTTGTCAATAAACTGTTTTGCATTTATATCTATTAATATATTCTCTGCGTACTTAGTTCTTTTCTGCACGGAAGTAGGATCTTGAGCTATAGCTTTGATATCATAGCTTCTTTGCGCCATACCGTTAACAACAATATCTACAAATTTAGATATAACTGGTACTGGTTTCCAATCTAAATTAAGATATGACAAATCCCCATTTATAGACATTTCATCTTTATACTTTTTAACAGGTTGTTCACCTCTAGCGTAAAGTCTAAGATTATGAAAATTGTTATAGTTTGTATTGAACCTATCTTGCCACGCTCTATCGCCTCTAAACCATTCAGTTTCAATTGCTCTACCTACCTGTAAACCGTATTCCCAACTTGCTTTCTCTGCATCTGGTACAACTTGATCAGGAAATGGACTATTATAATTAGTATTTATCATTTATGTTATTTTTGAAATATAACCAGTGTTATCGTATTTTTTTATACCTAAGTTTATAGACTTTGTCGTTCTTTTGTTTACAGGAACATACCTATTTTTATTACAAGCCATTATAGCTAACCCAGAACTAATAGAAGCATCATATTTTGTTCTATTATTAATATCAAATTTTGACCAATCTTCTAGAGTTTTCTGGTGATACATGTCACCCATACTACCTTTGCAATCGCCAACATATTCTTCTATGTATGATTCTATTGCTGCAGCATGTGCCTGTTTAATATCTTCGCTTGTGTTAGGTATACCACCAATTTCTTTTTCAGTTGGAGATAGTTTGTTCCATATTTTATCAGGACGATTCATGCTAAAACCTCTATAACCTCTTCTTCGTAAATAATATAAAAATCTTGGTTTATTGTTTTCTGCCAATATAGGCATACCATAAAACACTAATGCCATTAGTATTTCTTCAAAGAATATTTCAGCAGTTTGAGGTCGTGCTACATATTCTAAAAAGAAGTGATTTGGTGGGGCATCTTCCATTGAAAATTTAGTAAGTCCATGTAAAGCTCCATTAGATCCTTTACCATCCACTGTACCTGATATGTCGTAGCTATCTAATCCAAAAGCCCCAACGTGTTCATTACCAGGATATTTAATCCCATTCTTTAATATCACTCGATTTTGAAGATTTTTAGGAGGTACCCAACTAACATTAAATCTACCAGTGTTATTTGGTACAAATATGACTCTAGTATCTTTTATCCCATTTTCCCACATGAAACTACCTTGAGTGGTGGTAGTATTCATTTCTTCATTGTAGTCTATTTGCTCGTATATTCTAGTTAAGTTAAATAAACTATTTTTAGTTTCATCTCTAAAAGCATGTTGCTCTGTTCTTGGAAATTGTCGGTAATATTCGTTTAAACTATCTTGGTCAGATTTTAAACCATCTACTTCATTTTCCCAGTGTTCGATGACTCCGACTGTAATTGGGATATTGTCAATTCCGATGACTGGATCTTTTCCCGTAAGAAATACAGGTGATCCAAAAGTATCCATGAATCCTTCGTAATTCCATTCCATAGGGATGAATAAAGAATAGAGTCCCGAACTTGTTTGTCCATTTCTATTTCTTTTTGTAACGTCTGAATTGTAATAGAGTTTTTTGAAGTTGTTTCCACCTTTTTCTAAAGCGTTTGAAGTTGAGCCCATCATACACTTACCTACGATTCTAGATCCTAATCTTAATGTAGTTTTTGTAACTCTCCAGTTGTTTAATATATTATCAGGTCTCTCCCATTTACCACTTTCATCATGGGCTAATATCTTTAGCTTTTCACCATCGTAAGAGTTATCCCCTGTGTTTTTCCAGTCAATAGTTGTATCTAATCCTTGTAGCTCTCTAAGCTGTTCGTTTGTTTCCAGTTTTCTACGTGTAAGTTTAGATGCCGGAACTCTGTATGCCAGTTCGGTTTTAGGACGATCCATACCATCTTGGATCGGCTTGAAGAAAAACGGATAGTTAATGGATATTGGGACAACTTTATCTGTGAACATCTTCTTAGCATCAGATCCAGTCTTTGAGAGAATACCAAATCTTGCATCTGAAGATATTGTTGCCTGATTAACAAGTTCTGCTGATGACATAAAGGAGAAACCAGACCGTCTGTTTTTAAGGTAGCACATTCCATAACATCTGGTATCTGCTTTACAAGCTTCCCAGAATATAAAGAAGAGTCTATTTGCTTCTCTATAATCAGGTGCTCCAACGTCGATCTTTGACCACTGCAAGTACATATAATGAGTACCAGTAATATAAGTAGGAATATTATTGTTGTAAAACCAATATCCTTCATCTCTTCGTTTAAACTCATTGTCAATGTAATCGTACCATTTTTCTTTAAATTCATTAGGATATTCATCCCAATCAAATCTACTCTTTATTCTACTTAATTCTTTTGGGTACTCTTGTTTTTCCCAGTATTGCTCCTTTTTAGTTTCGCTTCGTTTAAACGGTTCATCTGTTGCTGGTAAAGCAATTCGGAGATTTTGTATTTCAATAATTTGCCCAATTTTTCCAGTCTTACTAATTACTATGAAATCATAATCTGGGTTATAACCATACCCCCATTTTTTTAATCTGTTTTGCTTTTTAAGATATTTAGGATTTACTACATCTTTAATCTCTTTCCAAAGCGTTTGCTGGTAACTCACTTACTCCTCCCTTCAGCGAAACCTTTAAAAGATCTTTCTTCTTTCTTTTCTTTAGGTTTTTCACTTAATCTCTCTTCTTCTTCTTGGATCCTAGTTAGTATTTCAAAAGCATCAAATATGGCTAGTTTTTTAGTGGCTGCAGCGTTTTTAAGTCTATCTGCTGAAACATCATCATCTGAGTCTACAATTTTCTCTTTAGCTACTTTGATTAACTCTTCCACTGCTTTCTGTCCAGCTTGGATTATTTTCTTTTTCGTTTCCTTCGTGTTCATGCGTTACAGCTATATCATTAGATTTCATACAATAAAGTCTTTCACCCTCTATAATAAACTCAAATTCTGAGAATGGAGTAAAGACTACAAGCGCTCCAGGTCTTACTCCTACAGCATCTAAGGAACTATTACCATATTTTAGTATTCCAAAGTTTGGTTGTTCCTTTCGGTTCTCTAAACGGTTCTTATTTAATATTGGTTTTACAAAACAATAGTTTAAATGAGGTTTAAGATTGTACATATAAATCTGGTCTGGTGAACAGAAATATAAATCATCTTTAAAAAATGTAGATGAGTTTTTCTCTATACCTCTCATATCGTAATATCTACGAAAAATATTGTGGTGTACGTATACTATATCGTCTTTTTTAATTTTAGTATCATAAGCAGCTGGAGTGGAAACTACAACTGCTTTTTTACTTACAAATTTATGATCTTCAATACTAGTATTAATAATAAGTTCGTTTTCGTCAATTTGTTTAACGTTATCATACCTATTAAATAAAGGTTTGATAATAAAACTATATAAATTCTTCATTAATACTTTAAATCAAATTCCACTGATATAGCCATATTACGGTTAAACTTTTTCTAAGGAAGAATTTCTTGATTTTTAGTTATATAAATATTATATTAATAATCTTCATCATTAAAGACTATGTTAAATATATTTTGACTACCGTATACTTATTGACCTACA